TTATGCCCGCAATCTGGAGACTCACTATGTCGAGCGGCGCCAAAGTCACAAGTTACATCATCCCCGAGGTGACGCCCGGCGTTACTCCCGGCTCCGGCACCTGGGACACGCTACGGCTGACCGGTAATGCCATGACCCCGACCGTCAACACGGCGACCAGCGACGAGATCACCGACTCGCGCATCAGCCAAGGCTCCGTCGTAACCAGTACCGATATCGGCGGCGACCTGACGGCCGAACTGTCCTATGGCAGCTTCGACAAGCTGCTGGAGGCCGCCTTCTACGGCAACTGGACCAGCAACGTGCTGACCGTGGGCGACGTGCGCCACACCTTCAGCATCGCCAAAAACTACATGGACGTTGGTGTCTACTCCCTGTTCAAGGGCGTGCACATCCCGACGTTCGCCATGGACATCCCGAGCGACGGCAAGGTCACCGTGACCTTCGGTACTGCCTGCCTGGACTACACCGACAGTGCCGCGCCGATCGTGCTCGCGCCGGCGGCCCCGACTTCTACTCCGTTCATGAGCAACGGTAACGTCGGCACCCTCCTGGTCGATGGCGCCTCGATGGAAGGCCAGGCCTGCGTCTCGGCCATGACCATTGCTCTGGATAACGGTCTGCAGGCTCAGCGCTGCATCGGCACCGACAAGATGGGCCCTGGTGCGCAGATCGCCACCGAGGCGGCCATCACCGGCACTATCACGCTGGCCTGGTCGGCAACGGCCTGGGGTATCTGGAAGAACACCTTCACCCGCGTTCCGGTGTCGGTCGAGTTCCCGATCACCGATAGCGCTGGCAACAAGTACACCTTCAATTTCCCGGCAGTGGAAGTCGACGGCGAACTGCCGAATGGCGGCAAAAAGGATTTGATCGAGGTGACGCTGAATTACACCGTCGCCAAGATCGCCCCGACCATCACTCGCACGCCATACGTGGCACCTACCAGTCTCACCGTGGCGCCAGGAACTGCCACTATTGCCGTAGCTGCCACTCAGCAGCTGACCGCGACCGTGCTGCCATCTGGCGCCCCGCAAGGCGTGAACTGGACCAGCAGCGCGCCGAGCAAGGCGACTGTCAGCTCGACCGGCCTGGTCACTGGCGTGGCATCGGGCTCGGCGACCATCACCGCGACCAGCAAGTTCGACGGCACGAAGCTCAGCACGTCGACCATCACCGTTTCGTAACACCGATTCACCCCTTGACTGCCCCGGCACCAACGCCAGCCGGGGCGGTCCTTTTCGGCGTGGCGTGAGGAATAAACATGGCTTTGCGACTGACCAAGAAAGACCAGAACACCTCGGAAACCAAGTGGGTCGCCTATGACGACGACACCAAAGTGTTGCTGGCACGAATTGATAACCCTGAATACCAAGTCGCCCTTGAGCGCGAACGCCGCAAGCTGCGCAGCGCTGACGCCCAGTTCGGCACCGGTGTCGTAGGTGTGATCGACGGCGAGACGACCGAGCACCAGACCCAGTGCAGGCTGTTGAGCCAGTTCATCGTTAAGGACTGGTCCGGCGTGCTGGACGCGGAAGACAACCCGCTGCCGTACAACGCTGGATCTGCCGAGCAGATGCTTGATGCCAACATCAATTTCTTCCTGTTCGTCCTGCGCGAATCGGGCAATGCCACCATCGAGGCGCAAAAGGCCCTGGTTGAGACCGTGGGAAAGTAGTTGCCCGCTTCGAGTGGGAAAAAGAGTGGGGTGGCGACACCGAAAAGCGGCAGCTGATCTATCAGCGGCTGGGAATGGCGATCCCGGACGAGCCGGAAATGGACCCGATAACCAGCTATCTATTGAGCACGTTCCGCAACATCACCCGGGGCCGGCGGTTTGTCTCGTCGATGGCTGGAGCCTTCCCGCTCCCGCTGTCGGCCCGAGAGATCTCGGATTGGCTGGACGCGCACCCGCCGGCCATGCCTCGCAGCGAGATCGACGAGGTAGTGTTCACCCTCGATGCGCTGTGCCTGGCAGAGAAAGACGACTGATGCAAAGCCATGGAAGATGCTAAATTAACGGCATCGCCAGGGAGGTTTGCCTATGTCCAGCTATTCCAACACGCTTGTGCTCATCGTTTTTTTCGTAAGCCTTGCGGTTTATTTTCTGCCATCGCTCATCGCGAGCACTCGCCTGCACCCAAACTCAAATCCGATCATTCTGCTCAACGTCTTTTTGGGCTGGACCTTGATAGGTTGGGTCGCAGCACTCGTTTGGTCTGCGTCAAAGATTGATAGCCAGGCCGTGAAGCCTGACGAGAAAGCAGTCGAGCCCGACAAATACGCAAAGCTTGAGCGGATCTCACTGCTCAAGGAGCGCGGCGTTCTGACTGAGCCCGAGTTTCTGTCCGAGAAGGAGAGGATTCTGGCTAGCTGATCGAACCCCATTTACTGACCCGCTTCGGCGGGTTTTTTATTGCCCGGAGAAAAGTCATGGCCCAAACATCGCGGCTCGTCATTGAGCTGGACAGTCGAGACGCAGAGGCCAAGGCGGCAGACACCCGAAAGGCGCTTGAGGCGCTGGAAGGTGCTGGCCTGAGCATCCAGCCTGCGCTGAACAAGGCCGGTGCCGGCATGGAATCGATGGGCAAGAGCGCCGACAAGGCCACTAAGTCGGTGTCCGCCGAGGCTGATGAACTGGAGCAGCTGCTAGGCAAGATTGATCCTGTCACTCGTCGCCTCGGTGAACTGGATAGGCAGGAGCAGGAACTGGCCAGGCATCGAAAGTCCGGCAAGCTTGATGTGGCCACCTACAACGAGTACCAGGCGAAGATCGACGCGACCCGAAATGGCCTGACCCGCTTCGACGACTCACTAACCCGCACCGGCAACACCGCCAAACAGACGGCGGCGGCCCTGCGTGGTGTGCCGGCGCAATTCACCGACATCGCCACGTCGCTCCAGGGCGGCCAGGCGCCTCTGACCGTGTTTCTGCAACAAGGCGGCCAGCTCAAAGATATGTTCGGCGGAGTAGGCCCAGCCGCCAAGGCATTGGGTGGCTACGTCGCAGGCCTGATCAACCCGTTCACGATTGCCGCCTCTGCCGTTGGGCTGTTCACCCTGGCCGCTTACAAGGGCTACGAGCAGTCCGAGCAGTACCGTAAAGCCTTGACCATGTCCGGCGATGCTGCCGGCAAGACGGCTGACGACCTGATCGCGCTGTCGAACGCCATTGCAGGCGGGCGCAATTTCGACGAAGCCAGCCAGGCTGTTCTGGCGCTGGCCGGCAATGGTCGCCTGACCGGAGAGGCATTCACGCAAGTCGCTCGGGCCGCAACAGAGATGTCTGTCGCAACCGGCAAGAGCGCTGCCGACATCGCCGACCAGCTGTCCAGCACCAAAGGCAGCGTGACTGACCTGGCTGCCGAGTACAGCGACAAGTATGGCGTGATCACGCTGGCCGTATTTGAGCAGGTCCGCGCCCTTGAGCAGCAGGGCGATCGCATGGGCGCGATCAAAGTTCTGGCCGGGGCCGTGGCTGATGAGATGGGCGCCCGGAACAAGGAGATGGTCGAATCCACTCGCGGCCTGGCGAGGGCGTGGGATGACGTAAAAACCAGCGTCTCTGGCGTCTGGAATGAGCTGAAGGCCGGGCTTTCCGCCAGCCCTGAACTGTTCAAGCTCCAGCACCTTCAAAGTCAGCTGCAGGAAGCGCAGAAGATTGGTGACAAGGCTCTGATCGCCGGCCTTGAGAAGCAGGTTTCGCTGGCTCAGGCAGCGGTCGATGCGCAGACGCAGAAGAAGGAAGGTATCTCAGCTGAGGTTCAGGAGCGAAAGGCGCTTGTCTCTGCGGATGAGAAATGGAACGCGCTGACCAAAAAGGAAATGACCGAGCAGGCCAAGCTGGCCAAGGACATTGCGGCAGCCAGAAAGCTTGGGGTTGAGGCCGGGAAATCGCAGGCTGATATCGACGGCGTTGTTTCCAATATCCAGGCCAAATACGACAAGGCTCAGCCTAAGGCCCCTAAAGCCAAGGCCTACAGCGAAGACGCCGGCATGAAAATGCTCGACTCGTCGCGACAGGCCTACGCCGTACTCGTCCAGCAGAATGCCGCGATCAGCGACCAGGGCATCAAGAATGAAAAGCTCGGCGCCCAGGCCCAAGCCCTGATCAAGTGGGAGCAGCAGCTGGCCGACATCAAGTCGAAAAGCACGCTCACCGCAGATCAAAAGGCGCTACTGGCCAGTCAGGATCTGATCACCGCTCAACTGAAAAAGAACTCGGCACTTGAGAAGGAAGTCGAGCTGCGAAAGGCATCCAAGGAGGAAGTAGAGAAGCTGGCCGCCTTCCAGGCCAACCAAAACAGCAGACTCAGCACCGCCAAAGAGGGGCTGGATTCAAACCTTGACGGCATAGGCCTGGGCGACCAGGCGCGGGAGCGGCTCAAGCAGGACATGGCCATCCAGCGCGACTATGCCAGGCAGTCGGCCGACCTCCTGGAGCAGCGTAACACCGGGAAAATTACCCCCGACCTGTACGCTAAGGAAAATTCGGTAATTCAGCAGGGCCTGGCTGACCGCCTGGCCATGCAGCGGCAGTATTACTCGGACGTCGATAAGGCGCAGTCGGATTGGTCTATCGGTGCCTCGTCAGCATTTCAGAACTACGCAGAGCAGGCCGCTGATGTCGCCGGCCAAAGCCGGGGCCTGTTTACCAATGCTTTCACCAGCATGGAAGACGGCATCATCAAGTTTGTGCAGACCGGCAAGTTGTCGTTCAAGGACTTGGCTGACGGCATCATCGCCGACCTGATCCGCATCCAGATTCGTCAGGCGGCGGTTGGCATCTTTGGAACTCTGTTCAGCGGCTTTGCTGGCGCTGGAGCATCCGCTGCGGGCAATGGCTTGGCAGCCGGCTCGGCCGGCGCAACATCTTCCGGACTGGGTGCGTCGGCGGCAGGTTATTCGTCTCAATATGGATTTTCTGACGGAGGCTACACCGGCGACGGCGGCAAGTTCCAGCCGAAGGGCGTGGTGCATGGCGGCGAGTTTGTCGTGCGCAAGGATGTTGTCAGCCAGCCTGGCGCCCGGGAATTCCTCGAGCGCATGAACGCGAACTCGAAAGGGTACGCGGACGGCGGCTACGTCGGATCGACCGCGGCGGCGTCCTCGTCCAATGTCGCGCCGATCTCGTCGGCATCGAGCTCCGCGCCGGTCTTTCATCAGTCCTTCCAGTTCCAAGGAACCCCT